CCGAGTACAAACACGCCCGTCACATCAATGCGCGTTGCGACCTTGCTAAGTGTGTTTTCGGTCCTGTAGTCAAGAAGATGGAAGAAGAGGTGTATAAGTTGCCTGAATTCATCAAACATGTGCCCATGCCGTTGCGGCCGGCACTGATCCACGGGCTCCGTGTTGCTGGTGCGCGCTACGTTGAATCCGATCACACAGCATTCGAAGCGCACTTCACCACCGAGCTCATGGAGATTGTTGAATTTGAGGTGTCGAGACACCTACTGCGGAAGTACCCCGGGTTGGAAGCGCTGCTGGAACGGGTCGAGAGCGGGGAAAATAAGATCCGCCTAGCAGCGACTGACCTGCGCGTGCTGATTAGTGGCATGCGGTGCTCAGGTGACATGTGGACGTCACTGTTCAACGGGCTGGGGAACTTGCTGGCCTTTTCATTTGCGTGTACCTTGTTGGGTTCTCGCTTCAAAGGTTACGTGGAGGGCGATGATGGGATATTTGCCGTGAGTGGCAGCATCCCTGACGAGGCTCTTATGGCTAGACTGGGCTTTGAAGTCAAGCTAAAAGAACACTCGGATCCATCAACAGCAAGCTTCTGCGGCATGATTCTGGCGTCTGACCAGATAGTGCGAGACCCACTTAAGTTCTTTCAGACATTCGGCTGGACTGACAGATTCCTTAGTGCCGGAGCACGCGTCAAACGCCAATTGGCGCGCGCTAAGGCGCTGTCGGCAATCTACGAGACACCGGACTGCCCACTGGTCTCCGTCGCGGCACGTTATGTGCTGAATCGTACCGCTGGCGTCAAGCCGCGGTTCATAGACGGGGCCTATAAGGCTGTCCCAGAAGAGTTCAGCGTTCCCAAACTCCAAATCTCAGCAGCAACCCGCGAACTATTTGCGCTGAAATTTGGGGTGAGTCCTACAGCCCAGACACGTGCCGAAGCGCTCCTTGCGGTGGGAGATTGGTCCTGTCTTACAGGCCTATTACGACCGCATCGCGATGTCTGGGACTGTGCGTCCAAGTATGTTGAGAGATGTTAGACGTTGGGCAAGCGCCCGGGATCCA